AGCCCCCCCCCACGCCGCCCGCCGCCGCCATAGATGCGGTGCACCTGGCGCGTCGAGGCGTACAACCGCACACGCAGGCGCAGGCCGCGATGGCTGACCGAGAAGGATTCGAGCGGACGGATCACGCGGCCACCTGCAGGGTCTTGTCGAGATAGTCGAACAGGACGCGGGTGTCGTCCGGCGGCAGCTCGACGCGGCCGCCGTCGCGCAGGACCAGCGAGAGGGCGCCGTCGTTGAAGATGCCGCAGCGGAAGCCGCCGGCCGGCTGCTCGGCCTTCCAGGGCACCTCGGCCACCGGCAGGCGTTTCGCCGCCTTGCGCTGCTGCCCTTCCTCGGCGGCGCGCAGCAGCCGCGCGGTAGCCTTGGGGCGGCCCGCGCCGCGCGGATGGGGCTTGGCCGGCTTCGCGGGTTTGCGCGGCTTGCGGGCCGGTTTGGCGGCTTCCTGGGCCGCCGTGGAGCGCTCCCCTCTCCCGCTCGCGGGAGAGGGGCTGGGGGGGAGGGCCGTTGGCTTCGGCTCGCGCCAGGGAATCGGCTTGCCGCCGCCGGAGAGACGGTACTCCTTTTGCGGTGGTGCGCCAGGCGCCTGCACATCGCAGGCCACCAGCACGCCATTCTCGACGGCGGCGGAGAGCGATGCCGTGAGGTTCTTTGTCTCGATGCCGATTGCCTCGGCGATCTCGCCGCTGCGCGCCGGGCCGCCTTTCTTGCGCAGGAATTCGACGGCGGCCTCTGCGGCGCTGCCAGGACGGGGACGGTAATCGTTCATGTCAGTTCTCCTTCGGGACGTAGGGACCGACGGGCCGGGCCTTGCACTCCCAGCGCTGTCCGCCGAGCACCAGCTCGCGGTCGCCGTTGAGGCAGGCCACCAGGTAGTCCTCCAGCTGCTCGGCGTGGTTGCGGGCGAAGCGGTAGCGGGCTTCCATGTCGTCGGCCACGGCGGCGCGGCCGGCGACCAGCACGGCGCGCGCCTCCATCTCCATCGCGCGCTCGGTTTCGTGGTCGAGCCGGCCGACGATGCCGAAGGCGGCGATGAGGCCGAACACCAGAGCGGCATTGCGCAGCGCCTCGCGGAGATCCGCAGGGCTCGGACGGGCAGACCGCCAGCGCAGGCCGATGGCGAGGCGGATGCGGTCCATGAGGGTGGGCACGGTGCGGGTGGTTTTCACGATTGACCTCCTTTCAGCCGCGCGCCGATCTCGCAGCCCTGGCAGGCGCGCCAGTGGCGCATCTCGCGGGGGCTGCTGATCGGCGCGCGGCGGTTGTGGAATTCGCGGCACTGCTCTCGGGTGATTTCGATGCAGAGGTAGGGGCACTGCTCGCGGCCGAGCACGTCCATGACGCGGGCGGCGAACTTGTCCGTCTTGGCCGGATACTTGTCCGAGCACACCAGGGAGACGGCGGTGCGCGTGACGCCGAGCCGGTCGGCCACGGCCTGCTTGTTGGTGGCCTCCACAGCCCGCTCCAGCAGCACGCGCCACTCGGGCATAGAGGTCACAGACATGCGGCCTCCTGGCGCGTGGTCTTCGGCGCACGGTAGATCTCGTCGGCGAAGGGAATTTGCTCCTCGATGTTGGCGTCCCACAGGGCGGCGCGGCTGGGCCTGGCGACGGGCGCCTGCAGGCCGGTGTCCCGCACCAGCCACCAGCGCACGCAGCCGTTGCTGGTGGGGTTCAGCGCGGCCTCGCGCACCGGCATCTGCCGCACGTAGCCGACACGCGCCAGGGCGACGAGGTACTTGCGGATGTTGCTGCGCGGATCGCGCTCGCCGCCCTCGCAAACGCGCATGATGATGTCGTCGATGGTGAGCTTCTTGCCGCTGCGCAGCGCGTTCCACACGCGCTGGCGCAGGCCGGGATCGCGCCGGCGGTGGCCGGTCTCGGGGCCGCGCGGGCCGGAGCGGACCTTGCGACCTTCGGCGAGCGCGGCGCGGCCGGCTGCGGTGAGCTTGTGGCAGCCCTGCCCCGTCTTGCGGAGGAAGCCGTGCTTGCGCAGTTTCAGCGCGGCGTGCTCGACCTGCAGGGGCGTCAGGCCAGTGATCTCGGCCATGCGCGCTTCGGTGATGCACTCGCGCAGCGAGGCTTGCCCGACGGCCGTTAAGAGCTGCTCGGCGGTCCAGGCCATTTAACGGTCCTCCAGACGGGATTTGACTGCCTTGCAATAGGCAATCAAAGCATCGACAGCAGCATCTGGATTCGGCGCTTCCGGTACGCCTGGGACGAGCCACACCTTGCCGTCATAGGACAGCCTGGCCGTGCCGCAGATCACACCGCGCAGCTTTCGCGCCGGCCCCTTGGCGATCGGCAGCGCGCCAGACGGCGTGCGCTGGCCGAAGTCGATTCGGCCCGTTGCCCATGCGTAGGCCATCATCTCACCGCCCTCCCGCCGCCACCTTCACCAGCTGCGGCCGCCGGCTCTGCCAGTCGTGGCACAGCTCCTGGCCGGCGAGGTCGGCGAGCTTGACCTTCGGCAGCTTGTTGCGGTTGGCGTGGGCCTCGATGCCGGCGATGGCGTTGCAGATCGGCCGCATGAGGCCGCGCGACTGGCGGTGCACCTCGGCGACCAGGTCGGGCGCGATCTCCACGTCGGCGAGCTGCTGGCACACCAGGGCGGTGTCGCCGAGGTCGTTCGGCTGGAACTCGACCACCTGGGCAATGCGGCTGGCGATCTGCTTGAGGCTGGGCCGCGCGAGACGCCGCATCACGTCGTCGACGCCGGCCACCAGCACGGCGATGGTCTCGGTGAGGTCGGTGATGTCGCGCAGCACCTCCAGCACGGCGGCGTTGTCGCGCATGGCGTGCTGCACCTCGTCGACGACGACGGGCATCTGCTCCGCGCCGATGCGGGTGATGACGGCCTGGAAGCGCGCCTTGCCGCGCAGGGAGTCGTCGATCTTGAGCTGGCCGGCCAGCTCGGCGAGGAAGAAGCTCGGCGTCCACTGTTCCTTGCCGCGCAGGTAGATCGCGCCGGTCTGCGCGGCCCACTTGTCGACGATGGTGCTCTTGCCGCGCGCCGGGTCGCCGGCGACCAGCAGCCAGCCGGCCTCCGGCGCGCCGCGCGCCTCGACGGCGCGGATCGCCGCCTGGAACTTTTCGAAGTTGCCCGTTTTGACGAAAACTTTTTTCACGCTTACACTCCTCTTTGCAGTTGATGCTTCAATAGGTCGCGCGGTAGCTGTCACTACCGTGCGGCCGTTTCAAAATCCTTCCGCTTCGCCCTCACCCGCGCGTCGTCGTCCGGCCCCCAGGCCAGGCCCTGGAAGGCATAGCGCGGCAGCAGCGCCTCGTAGTCCTCTGAGGCGACGTACTCCCACAGCCATTCGCCGTCGTCGTCCGTCCAGGCAGCCTTGTGCGCCATGAGCCAGCGGTACTTGTCGGGGTCGGTGCCGAAGAGGGGGCGGGCTTCGGCCGAGGGGAGCGCGACGACGTTTTCGGCATCGGCGTTCCGGTTTTCTGTACTTTCGTTTCGGAAAACCGGCAATTCGTCTCGCCCGACGGGCATCTGTATCGGCACGGTGACGGCCGCCTGCTGCTCGATGAGCAGCGGCGCGGCGAGTTCGTCGCGCACCTCCTGCAGGTGGGTTTCGAGCCGCCGCTCGCGGGCCTGGGCGCGCTTCTCGGCGGCGCGATCGATGACGCTCTGCGGGAAGTAGGCGCGCTTGTTGGCCTCGAACTCCGCCACGCAGATGAGCCGGCCTTCGAGGTCGCGCACCCAGACGCGCGAGCCGTCGTGGATGTCGTATCCGACCTGAACCTGATCGCCGTGGTGTTCCTCCAGCGCGGGGCTGAAATAGAGGTTGTTGAAGAGCCGCACCTCGCCGCGAATGACCTTGGCCAGGCGATAGGGCCGGAAGAGGTCGTCGCGCTCGTGCGCCGTCGGCAGGACTGGCTCCCAGCCTGAGGCTGCCGCCGCGTCCCAGGCTTCGTTCGGGGACATGTGGCGCAGCTTGCCGGTGGCGTCGTCGCGGATCTTCGGCAGGCTGCGGTGCGGGCGGGCGTTGTAGGCGTCGACCTTGGCTTGGCACCAGGAGAGGAAATCCGACCAGGGCATGAGCAGCGGCGAGCTGCCGGCGGTGGCGATGTGGGTGCGGGTGAGCTTGAAAACCTTTTGCTTCGCCTCGCGGTCCATGTCCGCGCCCATGTAGGTGGGCAGTTCCTTGGCGGCGCGCACCCAGATGGTCTGATGGGCGCGCTCGATGATGCCGCGCGCCTGGGAGTTGTAGGGCAGCGAGTGGGTCATTTCGTAGCCGACGCGATCAGCGAAACCGATGACCTCCTCGGCCTGGCAGGCGTTTTTGTAGCCGGAGCCGTTGTCGACGTAAAACAGCGCCGGGATGCCGCAGATTTCGACGGCATGGCGCATGGCATCCATCACCGCCCAGGTTGATTCCGCGAGTCCGGCCGACCAGCCGACGCACTTGCGCGTGGCCACATCAAGCACGCCGGTGATCTCCGGCCGGAAGGGCTTACCGTGGGCTGGGTGAGCAACCTCGGCGTCGAAGGTGTGACCGTCGGCGGTGTAACAGTCGCCGGGCAGCATGTGGCTGGTGTCGCGCCGGACGAAAGGCCGGATGGTCTTCAACTCGCGCGGCAGGCGCCGGCCGCGCTCTTTCGTGACGGTGCCGAGCTTGTCGATGAAGCGGCGCGCGGCGCTGTAGCTGGGGGCGCCATCTCCCATTTGATCGAGGCACCAGGAGAGGCTCGATCCCTGTGGGCGGGCACGCAGTTTCATCAGTGCGGGCGCCCATGCCGGGATGACGAGCTTCTCGGCATCTCGCGGGGCGAGCGCGGCGAAGCCGGCCTTGGCGTCGCCCAGCCATCGGTACAGCGACCGCCGCGACAGGGTGCGCTTACCCTCCTTGCCGGCCTTGGCGTTGGCAAGCGACACCAGGCGCTGCAGGTGCGCCGGCAGGCCGCCCTCGGCGGCCAGACGCACCATGTTGCGGATCGCGCTCTCGGTGCCGACAGATGCGCCGATGCGCTCGATCTCGGCCAGCAGCGACTTCCGCGCGCCGGCCACCTGACGCTGCCAATCCTTCAGCTGCGCCGGGGCGGGAATAGAAAGGCCGGCGGGCGCGGGAAGGGAGGAACCCGCGCCGCCGGAAAGACTCTCTGCAGGCTGGCTCAAGCCCACAGGGAGCCCCACCGCCGGCTGGCTACTACCACCGGCAGAGGAGGAGACATCGTTGTTGTGCAGAAGATTGGTGATGAGGGCCTGGCGGGCTTCGTCAGGCAGTGCGGTGATAGGAAATTCACGGCGAATGCCATGCCGGCCGCGTGCCGGTTTTTCGATGTAAGCCCAGCCCTCGCGCTCAGCCCTGGTGCGCATGTTTTGCTCTGAGGCCGGCAGGCCGGGTAGCTTCATGAATGCCAGTTCGGCAGCCGAAAAGTGCGTTCTGCTCATGACCGGCCACCCTTGGTTTTGAGGATGACCTGCAGGGCGCGCTTGCGCTCGGCCAGATCCTTCTCCTCCTGATGGATGTGGCCCAGCTCGATGTAGGCCGCCTCGTCGGCGGTGATCACCCTGCGGTCTCCCCTCTTCTCTGCGTAGAGCCCGAGCAGCACGTCCTCGCAGACGGCAGCGTCGAAGGCCATCGCCCGCACCAGGCTGATGTCGCGCTCTATATGCGACGGTGCGGTGTAGCCGTTGAGGGTGGCGACCGAGAATTTCTCGCCCAGGTGGTAGGCCATGCGGCTGGCCACCTGCTCGCGCGTGGTGCCCAGCTTGCGGGCGCGCTCAAGCGCTTCGGCCATCGTGGCCGCGATCTCGATCCGACAACCCATCGTTCCGGGGCGCTGCGGTTCGGCGTCGAAAAGGCTGCCGGTAAGGATGTCGCGCGGGCGGTTCATGTCAGGCCGCCTTTCGCAGTTTGACGTTCCGGCCTGTCGTAGCTGCGCTATGCTTCGACTTGTGACGCCCGAGGCCGCGATCGCCGCGACCACTCCTCGGGGTGCCGTTCTCGTTGTAGCGTGACGGCCAGATGTTTTGTGGCTGCAGGCCGAGGGCGCCGGCAATGATTCGCTCGGCCTTCGGCCAGGGCCTGTGAAGCGCGAAATTGATGCTGCCGTGGGCGTAGCCGTTGATGCGCGCCAGGCGCTGCAGGCTGGTGCCGCGCTTCCATAAGGCGGCAACGATGTCAGCTTTGTGCCAGTCCGTTTGGGCTGGTCTTTTTGGGGCGTCCATTCAACGGCTCCATTTAGACAACGGCGCCGATTTTGGGCAATCCGAATTCGATTGTCAAGACATGCGAATTCGTTTTTAAGAAGAAATATCTAACTATTTGTAGATTAACGATTTTATTAATCCGTGAATTCGAATGCTCAACATTCGAATTAGAGAGCCGAATTCGAATGCAGAAAACCTTTGCCGATCGCCTACGTCAAATAATCGGGGATGAGGACTACACGCCCTGGGCGCAGGCACGTGGCCTGTCGCCATCCACTGTCGAAGGGTGGTTGAACAAGGGGCTTGCGCCCTATAAGAAATCGCTCGGGAAGCTGGTGGCGGCTACCGGCATTCCCGTGGAGTGGTGGGAGAGTGGAGAAGGTGAGCCGCCAGTCAATCTGGCCTTGAAGGCTATGGCCGGGTTCAGCGGAGAGCGCAAGCCGTCACCGCACAGAGTAGAGGAGTCTCGCGCCGGATATGTGGCCGTTCCTCTTTATAACGGCGTGCGGGCAGCCGCCGGCGCTGGCGCCGTCGTGGCTCACGAAGCGTCAGACGACGCGCTCATGTTCCAGGAAGAGTGGATTCGCTTCGAGCTGGGCGCTCGCCCGCAGGATCTCTACCTGATCCGGGTGGCTGGCGACTCGATGGAGCCGACTCTGCGATCCGGCGACGCCATCCTGGTCGATCGCCGCGCGACGCGCCCAGACAGGGAGGGCGTTTACATCATGCGCATGAACGACATGCTGCTGGTGAAGCGCCTGCAGGCCCTGCCAGGCGGCCGCGTTCGCGTCACCAGCGACAACCCGACCTTCGCTGCCTACGAGGTCGCCGTTCCAGACCTGCAAGGCGAAGAGATCGCCATCATCGGCCGCGTCGTTTGGGTCGGCCGCAGGCTTTGACCGGCTGAGTCTGCATCGTTACAACCACGCGAATTCGAACGCCGCTCGATCAGTGCCAAATGAAGCGCAAAACTTCGCGTTCCTCGCTCGGAATCGTGCATTAAGTGTCAAATTGAAAAGGTCGCTCGAATCGCGCGTAACCCCGCGCCGGCATTGAATCTTCCCGCTTTGTCCCGGCTCTTCCCGCCAGTGCCAAAACGATCAGCTCCCCACACTTTGGGTTGACCTGCATCAGCCCGTTCGAACGAAGGGCTAATGCTATAATTTCCTTGGAAAATTCCGACACGATCCGCTTCCGATGCAGCTCTACGCCCTAGGCCTCAACCACCACACCGCGCCGCTTGCCGTACGCGAACAGGTGGCGTTCGACCCCTTGCGCCTGCCGCAGGCACTGGTCGAATTGACGCATGGCCGGGAAGTGCGCGAGGCGGCGATCCTGTCGACCTGCAACC